AAGAAATTCAATATCAAATGTAGGAAGTGCTTCTACTTTAACACCTCTGGTTTCAATACAACTCTTTAGAACTGCCCTGATTGCATTAGTGATTTGTTTTGTGTCATCACTTTCAAGAGCAAGAACCAGAAGTTTCTCTTCTTTGACAAGAAATGGTCTATATTTAATTTTCTTTTTAGTAGAGGGTAAAGTCAACTCATAAGTTGGAGTTGCAATTTTTGGTAAAGGCATAATGACTTAATAAAGAAATCAGTTATTAGTATTTAGTTGGCAGTTCCAGGTCTTGTATTCCCTTCATCCCCCACATCATCTCTCAAAAATCCGGTAAGATTTGTATTACTATTAAATGCCGCAAGAACTTCTGAGGTTACTCTACTAGCATTGTTCAATAATGAATTTGAACTCTGCCTCCACCTTAGTTTATCTCTAGTGTATCTCAAGAATGTGAAGTTCACGGTATATTCCATAATTTGACTGGCAGAATATGAAAGAGGTGTGGAGTTAATTGATATAGGATATGCACCAACTAAGGTATAACTATTTGCAGTCCCATAACCTTCTTTTTCAAACTTACTAATAAATACCTGTCCTCTATATGTGGCTGGATAATTCATTCTATAAGATGCGGTAACATTCTTATATGCACTGGTGTCTGTTTGATTAGAAATCCAGTCCATCCAACTTTCAAAGAAATCAATCACTTTATAGTTTCTATCAACATAAAATGTCATCGTCATGGTGGTATCAAAAGAACGACGATTTGCCATCTTTTCTGTTACACCAGCATAATTATTAGTTACTTCTGCCGTTTGAAGACTTGTACCTGGAAGACTTACAGAATTACATAGGAGTTCAATATTCGGTGAGTCTAAATTAAAATTAAAACCTCTTGTGTTCATGAGTGCTATCACCTCTGGTGTAGGACTCATCTTAATTTGATATACAGAAGTTTGAGCAAGATGCATTATCCTACTCTTTAGGTCTGACGTTCTTATACCATTAGGTAATGCACCAGCCATCTATAAATACACTTGACTATTATATACTATGTATAAGGGATGAGTAAATTTCATCAAGGGAGATTTCATCCCCAAAACCCTAAAAAGTATATGGGTGATATCAATAATATAATTTACAGAAGTAGTTGGGAATTAGAATTTTTTCGATGGTGTGATAGAAGAGAGAGTGTTAAAAAGTGGGCATCAGAAGAGTTTAGTATTCCTTATGTTTCACCAAAGGATAATAGAGTTCATAGATATTATCCTGATGGTTTAGTAGAAGTAGAAACCAGAGATGGTAAGACGAAAAAATACATAGTAGAGGTGAAACCTGCAAAACAATGTGTACCTCCTTCAAAACCTCAAAGGGAGACAAAATCTTTTATTATGGAGAGTATCACTTATGCTGTCAATGAAGCAAAGTGGAATGCGGCTCGTGAATTTGCGTTAGATAATGGTTGCGAATTTAAGATCATTACGGAAATAGAGTTGGGCATTAAAACTAATGGAACAAGAAGATTATCTGGCAAGCGACACACAAAGAGTAGAAAACCTCGTCGATAAGATCAGAACTTCTGGTGGTCCAGATGATATGTTTTTGGAAATAATGCAAATATTGACAACCAAAGATTTGGTTCCAGAAGTTGGTAAATACTACACATTCATATATCAACCAAAAACACCAAGAATTAAATATGATGAGTTTCCTTTAATTGCATGTGTCGGTGTTTATAAGTGGGGATTTAAAGGTATTAACTACCATTGGGGAGATTTTAGAAACTATACCTGGCAAGAAGTCGCAAATAATGACCTACTTGTCGTGTATCCAAATGAATTACAAGATATGAGGTCTATACCTTATCAAAAATTTAGGATAAATAACTAAACTGGATGAACCACAGTTAATGGCAATAATTCCCCAATATAGAACCTGGAATAAGATTCAGACTAAACAAGAGGTAAATACCGAAACTGGAGAAATAGAAGTTTTTGCAATTGGTTCTGGACTTTTTGGTGTAGATGTACTAATTGCATCAAGTGAAGGAAAGGGTAGTGATTGGAAATTAAATAATCCTCAGAGTTTTACAGATGTATATAATAGAAGAAATAATACTCGGAGTTCTGTTAAAGAAGTTCAGAAAGCATTCTTTTTAGAAGGTTATAAAGTTTTTAATAATGATAGGGCTGCAGTATTAAAGAATCCCGAAAATTTTCCTAGCAATAGAGACTATGTGGTTGCAAGTCAAAGATTTTTTGATCAAAAGACACCGGGTATTACTGATCCAAAAACTAGACAGACAGTCAGTCCTACTACCGGTAAAGTAACTACAGAACCAGTAACACCACCAGTCACGGTAGAAGACGATCAAACAGAAAGACAAGAAGATGCACCACCATCCTCTTCACCGGTAGCCGATCAACCAATATCTACAGATAATACTTCAGTAATAGAAGAAGATTCAAAAGATATCTCCAAAAAAACCGAATCAACATCAAAACCTAAATTTGAAAGCGTAGGTGTTTTAAAGTACCCTCTTGTCAACTTAGAAGTTGTCGAAGATATTACTGGTATTACCTATGATTACATTAAAATAAGCATCCAAGACTGGGTGAGTTCTATGAGTGCTGGTAATAATAATAGTGCTGCAGTAGGTAGATACAAAGAAACAAAAGGAAGTCTTGGAACGATTATTCTTCCAATGACCAACGGTTTAGGAACACAAAATGGTATAAATTGGGGAGAAAGTAATGCAAATGCAATTGAGTTAGCAATGGCAGCTAGTGTTGGTGATTTACTGAAGGGTGTTTCTGAAGCTAATTTTGATGATAAATTGGGCAAAGCAACAGAAATTCTAGGAGATACTCTTAACAGTGCCAAAGGATTTCTTAATGAGGCAAAAAAAGAGAAAGATGGTGTTGCAGCACTTCTTGCAGGATATGTTATTGGAAACACATCTTTTGCCACAAGACAAAGTGGTCTCACAATCAACCCAAATATGGAACTTCTCTTTAGTGGTCCAAAATTAAGATCATTTGCGTTCCAATTTAATTTTGCACCAAGATTTGAAAAAGAGGCAGAACAGGTTAGAGAAATTATTAAAACATTCAAAAAGTTCTCTGCCCCAGTTATTGAAAAAACTGGAAATATCTTCCTCAGAACACCAAAAATATTTCAGTTAGAGTACATATATAATGGAGATGGTAGTGATACCGCCGACGGTAACACTCATCCATACTTAAATAAAATTAAACCTTGTGCTCTTACTAACGTTAGTGTGAATTATACACCAAATGGTACATATATGACATATGCTGGTGGTGGTTCTATGGTTCAAACTACACTTACTCTAAATTTCAGTGAACTTGAACCAATTTACGATATTGATTATAAGAATGACAACCACCCAACAGGTTACTAAAAATGTCAACACCATACTTTAGATATGTTCCTAACTTTGAGTATGTCAATAGGCTCAGAGATAATAAGACTATATCTGCATATATTCAAACCAAAAACCTCTTCAAGAGAGGTGTTCTTCGCGAAGACATATTTACAGATTTATCATATTTTACGAAATACTCTATAGTTGGTGATGATAGACCAGATAATGTTGCATACAAATATTATGGTTCTCAATACTATGATTGGTTAGTTCTTCTTTGTAACAATGTAATTCACTTTCAAGACGAATGGCCACTATCTCAAAAGTCATTTGAAAACTACTTAGATACAAAATACGTCACACAACAAAATCTCTTCGCAATTCATCATTATGAGACTATTGAAGTAAAAGACCAATCTGGGTTTGTTGTAGTTCCAAAAGGTCTTGAAGTTGATAAAGACTTCAGTATTACCTATTATGATACCAAGTTAGGAACTGAATTGACAAAGACTGGTATTACTCAAGAATTTACAAATCATGATTATGAAGTAAAAAGAGACGATGAAAAGAGAAACATTTTTCTTCTAAAAGAGGAATATGTCAATATTATTGAAAATGACCTTAGGGGGTCAATGATTTACAAAAAAGGTAGTAGTCAATACGTTAATAAGAGACTGGTAAGGGGAGAGAACATTAGATTGTTCCAATAAAAAAAAGTAAAGGGCCCAATTTTTCCTGGGAAAAATTAAAGGCCCTTTTTTGGATTTAATTGCCGATTTTGGTATCACATATCAGCCAATTTTGAGAAATATGACATGGCATCATCCTCATCATCATTAGTTGAAGTCTGAGGTGCAGAGTTGGACTGGATGATTTGTTGTTCCAGTTTCTTCAAAGCATCTTCTTCACTGACACGACTTTGTTCAGTAGAAGAATAACTATCATACTCAGTCTCTTCTGCTTCAACGGCCTTTGCTTTCTTGTTACCAAGAACATAATCAAGACGCTTCTTCAGTTCATCATAAGACTTGAACTTATCGGGAGCAACCAGTTCTTGGAGAGAATACTCCTTATTCCAGATTGCTTCCAAGGCATCATCATCATCCAGAAGAGCAGATGTTGCAGCGAACTCAGACTTATCATAGTTCCAATAACCAGCAACTTTTGCCAGTTTCAGTTTGAAGTTGGCACCTTGCCAGAAGTCAAAGGGATTGATAGGAGTCTCATCCTCATACTCAGGTTGCATTGCATCCATGATCTTGTCAAAGATCTTCTTACCAAACTTGTAAAGGAATACTCCACCCTCGTTTTGAGGATTGGCAGGATCTTTTACGACATAGATGTTTGCATAGTAAGACAGTTTACGCTTTTGCTTACGAACA